TAATCCAAAAATGATACAAGATGCAGAAACCGGCCTGCGTTGGGTCAACTAATCTTTCTTTGTAAGTTTAACAACCTTTTGAAGTTTATGTTTTTGATTTTTTATAGTTTCTATTTTAGTCTTCAAACGTATCAAATCATTGTCCATCATTCTGATACGATCTATTAATCCTATAAGCACACCGTTGGCTTGACTAAGTTTAGGTTTGAGTTCTGTGGTGACATATTTGAACATGTACCATATGAAGCCTCCCATAAGCACAGCAAGAACAACTGGAAAACCAAAGTCATTTACTAGTCCTATGATATAATTTGCGTCCATTACTTTTCTTGCTTAGGTGCGCCTTGTTTGAAAACCCAATTGAATGACATAGAACGTCTAAGTCCTTCACCTCTGAAAGGGTAAACCATGTGCTGTAACCATGCAGGGAACATCACAAACTTTCCTACTGCTGGTTTGATTGGATACTTTGTGTCCTGCATTAGGTTAGGATCATTTTTAACAAATTCAAAATATCCTGCTTCATCTTTTTCTTCGTCGTTGGTAATACTGTCAGGCACCTTCAACCATCCTGCACAAGATAAATGTCCGTAGTGCATGTGGGGTGGATTGAAATCCCCAGCCACTTGGTTTACGATCCAACTGGTGTTGACTTGCAATTGACTTACGTCAGGTCCTTTTGATTTGCTCCTGTATGAGTATGGTTCGTTTGGAAGTTTACCATACACTTGATCTATAAAGTGAGTTGTGACAACTTGCATGTATGATAGTAAGTTGTCTTGTCTGCCCTCAGGTGGCTTCAACCAAACGTGATCTTCTATGGCATGTTCTTGTACAACATTGCCTACTAGATTGTCACTCCAATCTAATTGTTTGGATTTGGCGGCATCCTTTTGCACTTGATCTGCCCAATCATTGATCATCTTTACATATACTGGCTCTAATTCAAATTCGAAAATTGGTACACTGAATGGTAAGTGCATTACTGCTGTTGGCATGTTAATCTTTCCTTGCGTCTATTTTTCCATCGGCACGGGCAATTCTGTCTGTGTCTGGCTCTAATTCTAACATATCATTAACCAATGCGTCAATCTTTATAACATCATTGTTCATGGTTTTGATTCTGTTATCCAACCCCATAATGATTCCGTGTAGTCCGGCTACCTGTCCTGTGACCCCACCTAAGATGTATTTTACAATGAAAAATATGAAAAAACCACCCACAAATGCTACTGCAATGGGAAATCCTAAGTCTGCTATAAGTTGAAATACTATATCCATCAAATTATTTATTGCTTATTATGTGCGTAGATTATATACTATAAGTTCTTATATAAGGAGAAATATTATGTCAGACATACATGATAAACTAACATCGGCCTTTGAAGCATACCAAGAAGAGAATGCAAAGTTCTCAGAAAAGGGTGTGAAAGCGGCTGGCACAAGAGCGAGGAAGGCTCTTCTTGAAATTGCGAAAGCAACCAAAGAAAGAAGAAAAGAAATCCAAGACGCTAAAACACAAGCATAACCAAAATGTGGATCTATAACAGTAGGTCCACATAACTACCTTACATGGACATCTCCAACAATAAATCTTTTTGTGTGTATGCATGGACGCATATGATGATCACAGCATCAGGTAAACCTGTGCGTGGTGAATATTGGCCTTGTTGTAATTGGACTCCACACAATGACACAATTCTCAAAAACAAAAAGTTTGATGTACAAAACAAAACAGTCAAAGAGTTTTGGCAATCAGATGAAATGAATCAAATTAGAAACATGATGTTGGAAGGCAAAGCAATTGCAGGATGCACAGCTTGTTATCAAGAAGAACGCAACGGGACAGCCAGCCTACGCAAACAAGAAAACAATGGCTGGACTCGTATCAAAGAGTTTCCTAAGATAGAAGACACCATAGAAAGATGGAAACAAACAGGAGTGTGTGATGATCCAGTATCATTTGACATCAACTTTAGTTCATTGTGCAATTTGAAATGCAGAATGTGTTTCAGTGGATTGAGCAGTGAGTTAGCCAAAGAACAAAATCACATACTTTCAAAAGAAGGATGGGACAACAACGATGAACTGATGAGGTTTAGCACAGATGATCTAGAAATCATTGATCATGGTAAAAACAATAAGTTGATGAATGAACTGTATGACCTCATGCACAATACCAAAAGAATATATCTCAAAGGTGGCGAACCTAGCCTACTGCAAACCATGTACAACTATTTGGATTATCCAGTGGACAAAGATTATGCTAAAAATATTCAACTTAAATTTAATACCAATATGACTAATGTGCAAAAGCGATTTGTACAACTGATGGACAAATTTAGAAAAGTTGATCTAACCATGTCTATAGACGGTGTAGGTGCTGTACAAGAATATATTAGAGCACCTAGCAAGTGGACAGCAATCAAAAAGAATCTGTTTTACTTTATTGAAAATAACCATAAAGCTGATCTTATGGTCTCTCCATGTTGGCAAATATACAATTTGTTTGGGATATACGATCATCTTGCATATTTTGATTTTGTGAACACTAGACGACATGTAGAAGTCACACCAATCATACTTGATTTTCCTATGCATTATAGAATAGATACATTACCATATGAAATAAGACAACAAGCAGTTGACTCAATTAAAAAATGCTTTACACTTAAAATATCACAACAGCCAACGTTGTTAAAAAAGTTACACACACTTATGAAAATGTTAAATGACAAAAACGAACATCATGAACAAGAAAAGAATATGACTAATTTTGTGCGTATTACAAACATTTATGACAAATATAGATCTCAATCTATAGAAAATTCTTTACCTGAGTTATATAAACATGTTAAAAAATATTTCTAGTATGAACAAAGACAAAGACATTTTAGATATACCAGCCTTCTTACGGGACCTGTCTGACACTGACGCTAAAGACAAAGTGATACCTGAACAAAAGAAAGAAGAAATAGTTTGGCCCACAGCACAACCTGTTAAAGATAAAAAAATAATTAAAGAAGAAAAGAAACAAAGCAAACCTAAAGTAGACATACAAGCAAGAATGAAAGCACAAAGCGATGAATATTTTGTGGATGTTAGAGATATCATTGATTGCACAATACAAGGCTTTGAAGTTGAATCTGTGTATGAATTTTTAAAAGAACAGAACATTGCAGGTGCTTATTGTTCTAAACTTATAGAAGGATGTGAACGACTGCGTTCAGAATATACAATGTGTTTAGAAACAAGATCAATCAAACAAGATGAACGCTCAGAAGACCAACAAATGCTGTATGAGTCATATGATTGTTTTAGTGCAAAAGAAATGAAAGATTTCATTGTCATACATGACCAAGCAATATCCGACATAGAACGTTGGAGCAAAGTCAAACAAGGTGAAAAGAAAGCAAGGAAGCCTCGTGCATTATCTGTAGAACGCATGATTAAAAAACTGCAATACAAAAAAGAAGACAGCAAATACAAGTTACAAAGCATAGAACCTATCCTTATTCCAAGGTGTCAACAGTTATGGGTGTTCAATACCAAAACTAGAAAGCTCAGCCAGTACAATGCGGTGAGTAGAAACGGCATTATGATCAAAGGCACTTCACTCAAAGACTTTGATACAGATACTAGTGTTTCTAAAACTGTGCGAAAGCCTGAAGACATACTGTCTAAATTGATTACTACTGATGGTAAAATTGCTATGCGTAATTTATGGAGCAATATCAAAACACTAGAAACCAAAGGCAACGGAAGAATCAACACAGATACTATACTGTTAAAAGTAATGAAATGAAAAACTGGTGTGTAAATCCATATTATACATTAGCATCTATTAAAGGCAGACCTAATTTACCTTGCTGTGTTTTAAACGACACAGACAAGCACAATTTTTCTGTTGAAAGTTTACGCAACGATTTTGATCGTGGAATAAAATCAGAACATTGTAAAGCATGTTGGACAGATGAAGAACTTGGCGTGACCAGCAAAAGACAAAAAGACAATAGATGGATCAGCTGGCACAGTAATAAAAGTTTAAATCAATTGTATAAAGAAAGAAACAATAGAACTTTGTTGTCATTGCAATACAAAGCATCAAATCTTTGTAACCTTGCGTGTAAAACTTGTCACTCTATCGACAGCACAAGATGGTATGCAGAGGACAAACACTTTGGTAGGTACAACAAAAGTGCTGTTGATGTAAATGATCACAGACTGATACTAGACAAAGATATAACCACTATTCGCCATTTAGAAATACTTGGTGGCGAACCTTTTTTAGATTCTGCACATTTTAATTTGTTAGAAAGATTGATTGATGCTGGCAATACAGATTTACATTTGATATACACTACCAATGGTCAACAGATGCCAAGTTTAAGATTATCTAAACTGCTTTCTAAATTTGCAAAAGTACAAATCAATTTATCTATTGATGGCAAAGATAAAGTTTTTGACTACATGAGATACCCAGGCAAGTGGGAAACACTTGAAGAAGTGCTGAAGCAATTACAACAAACCAATTGGAAAATATCTGCTTATGCAACTCTTAGCAATCTAAATGTATTTTACTTTGACGAACTGTTAGAATGGATTGTGAAAAACTTTCAGCTGTCGGACTTCAACTATCAATTTGTGTATGAACCAACTGAAATGGCTGTTAATGTTATGCCTGTAAGCATGAAAGAAAAAATACAACACAAATTTTTGAATCACAAACTGGCTACTTTCCTACAACCTGTGCTGGATACTGTGATGTTTCCATGTAAAGTTGATTTGATTGACAAACTTAAAACCACTGTCAAACAACAAGATACATTCAGAAAACAAGATCCAAACGATTTTGTACCAGAAATTGTTGAATACCTCTATTGACACATACGCTTTTTTAAATTATTATACAGTATATGGAAAATTCATTAGTACCAATTGTCATTGAACAAACGTCAAAAGGCGAACGTTCATATGATATTTTTAGCAGACTACTCAAAGAACGTATTATATTTTTAACAGGCCCTATCAATGATACTGTGGCATCGTTGGTGTCAGCTCAGCTATTGTTTTTAGAATCTGCCAACCCAAACAAGGACATACATTTATATGTAAACTCACCAGGAGGTTATGTGTCATCAGGTTTGGCTATGTATGATACTATGCAATTCGTAAAATGTGATGTTTCAACTATGGTAATAGGACAGGCATGTTCGGCAGGTTCATTACTTGCCCAAGCGGGTGCTAAAGGCAAACGTTTTGCATTGCCACATTCAAAAATAATGATACATCAACCATCAGGTGGATATTCAGGACAAGCAACTGACATTGACATACATGCGGCTGAGATACTCAAAACTAAGAAACGTCTAAATGACTTGTATGTAAAACACACAGGCCAACCATTGGATGTGATTGAAAAGAATATGGAACGTGACAAGTTTTTTACCACACAAGAAGCATTAGAGTTTGGTCTTATAGATAAAATTATAGAACAACGCACAGAATAATTACTGCATGGCAATTGCAACAGTAATAGGCAACGGCGAAAGTCGTAAAGATTTTGATATCAACACTTTACTTGGATTGGTGATTGGGTGTAATGCAGTTTACAGAGACATCACACCCGACCATCTAGTTTGTGTTGATCAAAAAATGGTGCGTGAAGTGTTCGATACCAAAGGCATAGTGCCATATCCAATCTATACCAGAGACACATGGCTACCTGCTTTTAGAAACGTGACTTATCAAAAAAATGATTTACGAGCAGTACCAAAACTACCATACGAAGGTAAAGATCGTATTGACCAACCATTTCATTGGGGAGCAGGACAATTTGCTACATTGGTGGCTTTACAAGAAGGTGCCACTACAATCTATCTATTAGGATTTGATTTGTATGGCTCAGGCAAAGATCAAAAACTGCACAACAATGTCTACAAAGATACTCATAACTATTGGTCAACTGATCGACATGCTGTACCACATCATTACTGGGTCTATCAGATGCACAAGATATTCGAGCTTCATCCCAATGTACAATTTTACCAAGTACAACCAGACAGTTGGATTTTGCCACCAGAATGGCAGAATTTAGCCAATTTATCTGTAATAACCTATCAAAATTTGCACACAGCTATACAAAAAAAACAATAAAATCAAACACTTAGCAAGGTTGACATTTATGGTATTTGTAGTATTATAATAGTATGTTAACGAAGGAGAGTATATGTCAATTATAGATCTAGGTAATGGTAGTGTGCTTAAAAATGGTGTAGTTTTTAACACAGAAGCAAGAAAATATTGCACAGAAATTAACAAAGATGAAAACGGCAAAGTGATTAGTAAAACATTTAAACATTGCGAAGGTCCTTTGTATCCTGAGATGGACGAAAAGGATCACGCAGAAGAAGAGAACATGCAAGATTACGACACAGCACACGAAATGAACACAGAAGACTTGATGGAATATTTTAGAGACTGTGATAGACTAGAGGAAATAGCACAATGCTAACATCATTCATAATATTAATGATTGTATTAGTAATGGGGATATTGTTGATTGCATGGACAATATAGAGTACAATACAGACAAAGTGATTGCAATTGCAAACAAAGTGATCAAAGTGTATGGCTGGATTAATAAAAAAGATGTGTGTACAATTGCAAATATGTTGAAGCAACAATCAGACATCACAGGCAAACCTTTGCCATATGAATGGAATGGCTCAGTTGTAGATTATAACAGAGCATACAGCACAGCAGAAAGAGTGATTGATTATTATAAAAATTTTGAAATGACTGACACCGACTATCAGATTGTAGCAAAAATCAAAGATGGATTTAAGAAACATTTGTTTCAATTGATACATGGCAAGGATGTGCCAAGTTATATTTCTTTAACAATGAAATTATTAAATTACAAAACAATTGATGCAGAATATGTAGGCCTTGTAGCAAGTTGGCCTCATACTGTAAACAAAAAGAAAGAGGTTGTAAATGCGTAGTGCAGGAGAAAGTCCAAGTATTATTAAAGAGTTAGAATCAAACAATTCAAGATTGTTTAAAGAAGATGTTATCATGCGTGAGATTGCAAATGATAACACAAATTTTTTCACAGGTTGTAGAATGGCACTTGACCCATTAGTGACATATGGAGTAAAACAAGTTCCAGAAAAAACAGAAGACTCAGGTAAAGGTTTATCGTTTGGTGAATTTGTTGATTTGGCAACAGAGCTTCGTGACAGAACACTAACTGGTCATGCGGCAAGAGATGCTATAATTAACGCAATGGATCAGTCAACCCAACAAGATTGGAACTATTGGTACAGAAGAATATTGATCAAGGATCTTAAGTGCGGTGTAAGTGAAAGAACAATCAATCCACTAGTAAAGAAAACAAAACGTGATGAGTTCAAGATTCCTGTGTTTACTTGTATGTTAGCACACGATTCTGCAAACCATGAAAAGAAAATGGTAGGTAAAAAGTTTTTAGATAACAAACTAGATGGTGTTAGAGTTATAACAATTATTCTTAATGGCGTGGTTACAATGTATTCACGTAATGGTAAACAATTTATAAACTTTGGACATGTTGAGAAAGAGTTAGAAGACTTATTAGGCAAAGAATCACATGAAGGTGGAATTGTTTTAGATGGTGAAATGGTTAGTAGTTCATTTCAAGCATTGATGAAACAAGTGCATAGAAAAGATAATGTTGAGGCAACTGATGCCAAGTATGCATTGTTTGATATTTTGCCACTGGATGAATTTCAAACAGGTGTATCAACATTAGGTTGCCGTGCTAGACATAAACAACTGTTAGAAACTATTCCTGAAAATTCAGACAATATGTTTGTAGTAGAAAAAGTAGAAGTAGATTTAGACACCCAAGAAGGACAAACTATGTTCAGAGGATATAACAAGCTGGCTGTTGAAAGTGGCTTTGAAGGTATCATGATTAAAGATGTTGATGCACTATATGAATGTAGACGCAGTCATTATATGTTAAAAGCAAAACCATTCATTGAAGTATCATTATCAGTTGTT